CAGGAAGGTGCGCTTCTCGCGCTTCCAGCCCACATAGGTGACCATGATGCCTTTCTCAAGCAGGTAGTTAGCACCAAGCTCCATCTGGTTCTTGAAGTCCGGGATGTAGCTGGACTTCATCCACTTGAGGAACGAGGATACCAGTGCCGCCCTCGGGATCGATGCAGTAGAGGTTGGGAAAGCTTTGATGTGAGAACGGGTAAGGGCTTGGTCTAGGATCGCCACGAAAGCATCGATGCGCTCCCCAATGACATTTACCTCCATGTCCGATGCGCCGTCCCAAGGGAAGGCATTAGACCCGTTCTTGCGAAGGTCGGTGGTTTTACCATCCCAGATATTCCGCCGATCATCATAGCTGCGATTACAGACTTCAAAGTATTCATCGAGGTCAATTAAGCAGTTGTCGTATGCGCTGCGGAGTGTCTCAATATCTGGCTCATTCGCAGTGTAGATCAGTGACTCGTCGTTAATGTTTTCTGGTGATTCGGATTTCATGGATTATAGCTGTAATAGGTTTCCCCGTTTTCTTCTCGGAGTGTCACCTTGATTCTTTTTTTGACGATCCTCTGGGAGAGTTTCTGCGAGCATTCAATAGGGATGCGGCTTCCGTTTAGGTCGCCATAGACGAAACGCGGGTTTCTAGCGGCTTCAATGACGTATACCTCAATCTCCTCGGTCTCGGTGACCGGGGTGGCGAGGTGTTTCTTCATCATCCACAGTGCGTGGTCAGTCCAGTAGATGGTGGCTCCGGTCTTGTCCCAGTCCACCCCCTTGGTCAAAAACTCATCACGATATACCTTAGCCTCGGTGGGGGTGACTCCCAGCTTCTCCGCGACTTCCTTTTGCTTCCAGTCTTTAATATCCGCCATTGCCTTGAATTGTTACTTTTGATCGCTTTGCGTCAACGTGATCTAGGTCAGCAATGGCAGAGTAACGCAGAACGTCAATAGGATCCTTCCACGCTTCCTTTAGCCCCTGATCGCCTGTGTATTCTGCCAACGCCCTGATGATGTTCTCGCAGTCAGAACTGATATAAAAATGCGGTCGGTTGACCGAGTCTAACGGTCGGCTGGTGTCGTAACTCATCTTGCTGAGTAGTGCCTGTAGCCCCTCCTCGATCTCCAGCCCGGGCGCAGGGTTGCATATGATCTCCATCTCGCCCAGATCCTCGATGATGGACGAGGCCCCGTCAGAGGCTTGGTAGCGAGCAGCACCCAGCCTAGGGTCGATAAGCCTGTCGAATATCTCCTCCTCCTCCTCGTAGTTCTTGATCAGTTCGACGTAGTCCCTGATGCCATACCCAAGCCCTTTAGCAGCCTCCCCGGGTATCCATTTACCGTTCTTCCACTCAGCCCAGTCGCCGTATTCAACGCTAGGCCACTCGCGGTAGACGTAATACGTTCCTGTCTCGTCCACAGCCAGCCAGCACATGAACCAGTTTTTTGCTCCAGCCGGGTCGATAATGTGGTATCGGGTCACGTTCTTAGTTGGAATTTGATCCTTTGGAATTACATTTACGGCAGTGTTGAACTTCGGAAACTTGGTCGCCTGAGACTTCACAGGGACTCCGTAGGCGCGGATGAGGATCTCCTCCCGCGTCCTGCCCTCAAGAGCCTCCTTGATGCGGTCGTAGCCCCCGAACGGGTTATCCTGCGAGTGGAAGTAGTGGATTGATGCGTTGCGCTTCTTGGGGTTTGCTCGCTGGATGTAGGGGACTAACTCGCCCTTGAGTAGCTCCGCATGGCGTGACTCGATGGTCGTAGCCCCGTCTAGATACTCCTTGATGACCTCAGTCCAGCCATCGATGGGGGTGAATGTGACCAGCATCTTAGCGTCCCGCGTGGCTAGTCGGAAGCGCAGTGTATTGATCAGTTCCGGCCCGAGTAGATACTCGTCCAGCCATACGCCGATATTGTGCCACACAGGTGACCTGCTACCAAGCTCCGCTCCCTCCAGAATGGTGGGGTTGTTCTGATACTGGGAGTATGTCTTAAAGATGATTTGCGACCCGTTAGGGAGGATTAGACTCCCGTCTGTGAACCCGTTCTTCTTGGTGTAGCTAATATACGCACCCGCGCTTGTCTGCTTGGTCTTTAGCTCCGCAGGGAGCCAGTCATAGACCGCGCTCTGCTGCTGGCGGATCGATACCTCAGATGTCTGTGCGAAACAAAATATCTCGCAGTTGGGGTTTTCCACCGCAGAACGAACGATTGAGTAAGCACCAAAAATCGTTTTTCCTGACCTGTTGCCTCCAAGTGCTACGACCTCGGTGACCTCTAATAATGCCTCTTCAGCCTTCACCCAGTGGGGTAGCTTGAACCCGTATCGGAATGGGTCTTTCTCGGCGTTCTCGATAGCCTCATGGTAGATCCGGTGGATCTCCATAAGCTCCTCTGGCTCCATCTCCGCAATCTCATCCTCGGATGGAGGGGTCAGGATCTGGTGAGGACTCCACTTCATGCTACGTCAATGATCACGTTGGACATCCGGGTAGCGACTCTTGCCTTAGCCTGTGCGATCATTATAGCAGCATCCTCAATAGATGCCCCCTTGCGATGCTCGATCACCACGCCAGCCATACCAGCAAGTTGCGTAGCCTTATCCGTCATGATACCCACTGTGAGAGCCAGACGGTCGGGTGAGATGTTCTTGAGTTGATCTGGATCGTCGGCAAGCTGCTCCGCTTTCTGAAATAGCAAATCGGTGTACTCTTCCGCCGCGATAGCATACTTCCTTGAGAAGTCCTTGCGCTTGGTCTCGAGGGTATCCTCATGCCTCCACTCGAGGCTTCTGATGGTCTTCCTATCGATCCCAGTCTCCTTTGCTATGGCACAGTAGCTGCGACCCTGTGCGAGCAACCAGAGAGCCTTTGCAGCCGCTTGTGGGTTCCAATACTCAACCCTCTTCCGGTCGCCGTGCGCCTTAGCCCTTTCGAGGACTTCGGCAAACCACTCGGGTGGCTGGGATTCTTGCATTTCTTCGCTCATGTTGAAAATAATGGTCGATTATTTCATCTTAGCAGCGTTGGCAATAGATAATTGAGTTGCCTGATTGTATTTAATCTCACCCCTTGCTGATTTTTTAGATGGAATAGAAGCTCTAACAGGAAAGTTGGTGTTCTGCTGGGTCATTATTTGACCCTTTGTTGTCGGGAAGGTTTCATCAATAACTTGATAGTATCCAATCTTTGCGACTGGTTTCCCTTTTAGCACCCAGCCGTATGACATATGCTCTGGAACCCCTGCCTCCTTTGCTGTCATGACTTTCTCATCTGCGGCTAAAGGATTAAATTTAATAATTGCAACAGCAGCCCCGGTGGGTATCCCTTTGAATGCTGGCTCCTCAATATCGCTGACGATCTTCCTAGCATCAGGGAATCCAAGCTTTGTCATTTTCTGTGACAGTAGTGCTTGATATGCCATTTTCTCACCTTCCGCTTTCGTCTGTGTTTTAGATTTCTTGAAATAAGAACCGCCCCGTTCTATCTGAGGCATCGATAATATGGATTCCCTAGCCTCATCCAATGACTCCCAATCTGATGCGTGTCTAGACACCCAAGGATTTCTCTTAATATCTTTGCTTTTAATTTTGTTGTAAACAACTTTCCGGGCAAAATTTAGCTCAGATAAGGCTAAATCCTTTGATATTTTCTTTTTGTCTATGCTGTCCGAAAGAACCTTGAACCAGATATTTGTGAATGTTTTGTTTCCTACTACATTTCCTTCCTGCATCAAAACCAATTTAACATAGCCTTTGTTTTGTGCCGCTCTGTTTGCAACAGTTCTCGCTACGCCTGTTGAGTTGAAAGCCCAAACAACACCCTCTTTCAAGTTCTCCTTAATGGTTGGGTAGAACATACCACCCTGTAGATCTATACCCATGTATTCCCCAACCCTCATGCGATCAATATGAATTGCCGCTAATGTTGATGTTTCCTTCTCTATTTCTGCGAGTAATTTGGGAGACATCGTTGGGAATGCGTTTCGGTTGGATTCCGGCATGAACCGGACTTGACGAGAAATATTTTGATCCCAAGGGATTGGGTTACCAGTAAGAGGTATCAATTGGACATCAGAATCGGGAGCGGGGGTTCCTTGCTCCGTGTTAGCATCGGACTCTTTAATTGTTTCTACACCTGCTCCAGCATCCATTGAGTCTTGACCGATTTTGTTTTTAGGCTTGGTCACCTTGAACCCTATGTCCCCATAGTTGGTTCTTACAACTTTTGCTTCAGGAAGCTCAGACTCAATAAGTGATCTGAGGGTCTGTGGGGTATATCCTTTTTGGAATGTCCCCTTTTGAGTCACTACCTCCCTCGGGCCAACAAGTTTTGTTTTAGGGTTTTTCAATCTACCCTTTATGTTATTCCAGCCCATGACGTTGATGAAGGCTGATCCTTCTGGGGCTAGCTTGTTGTAGATATCGTTAACAATATCTCTCCCAATATCTTCTGGAACAACATTCAGGACTGCGTTATTGATAATTAAGTCATAACTATTGTCTGGGATTTTATCTAGGGATTCTATCCCTTCATATTCTGGGGCAATAACCCTTGTGTTGGGATTGGAGTAAGGCTCATAACCAGAGACATCAAAACCTTTATCTTTACCGATTCGTTTCATGCTAGCAGTTCCAATGCCTCGCCCTGCGGAAAAATCAAGAACCTTCATTCCTTTTTTTGCATTTGCATTAACAATCTTTTCGTAGGTTGGTGTGGTTGTGGGGATCTGCGTCTTCTCTGATGCTGATGGGTTATATCCAACCTTAGCTAGACTATCCCATGTGGAGGGTTTCAGGCTTCCACCCTCGGATTTCGGAATATCATTGTTTCTCTCTGGCATGAATCGTAACTGCCCGGTCTGTCCTAGCTTCTGCATCTCTGGGGTAATATCAACGCGCCAGATGGGTTCGTATTTAGGAGTTCCCATTTCGTTTTTTGTCAAGATTTCAGACTTCTCAACCTTACCACCCCACTGCTTAACATACTTCCCGATCTCCTTGGGAAGCATCGTGTCGTAGAAGCCTTTCATGCCGGAACCGCCCATCTTGAGTCCTTCACCCTCAAAGATCGTTCCGCTTTTAGCCCCCATGATTTTTTGGGACATATCCTTCCCAACAATATCATCAAGACGCTTGCCATTAAACTGTGAGTGATCTGTATCAGTATTATTTACTATGCCATCATTATTTACTCCCAAAGTTACTAATCCATCACCAACTGGCATTAGAATGAAAACACTGCGAGTCTTTTCTCCAGTATATGCGTCAGTACGTCCATGCACTGCAATCTTATCAACGCTCTTGCTTAGATCAAACCGATCATTCTGCGTCTCGCCGACCGTCCAGCCGATCCACTCCTTCTTGCTATCGACGGCATCACGCAGGGCGCGTTTAAAGAGTGCGAGCGGCCATGTGGTGCGGAAGGGGGCATCGGGGATCTTCTTGAATGACGAGTCCTCGATGTATCTGTCCGCATCCCTCTCGGTGTAGAAGTTCTTCATGTCACCGTCTTCAAGCTCAACGTGCCATGTTCCATCTTCACGCTGCTCCTTGACCGCCGATGAATTACCCTTATACCCCTGCTTCCGTCCCGCCTGATGCCTGTCGCTCTGAAACTCCTCCACGAACAGTCCCGGATTGCCATTGCCATCTGTGCGCTCGTTCACGCGCATATGGGCGACATAGTTTGGGATATCTGGGAAGTGGCTGGAGGTGTATTCTGCTGGAGTCTTCTCCTCGTAATCCCATGAAATCACTTTCGGATTTCCAGATTCCGCATACTTCTGATCTATGAACTTTTGGGCGTTTTGCTCGTTGTCAAACTCCACTCCGAGCTTGTATCTGTTATTCTTGCCCCATCCTTCCATGTCGATTTCCACCCCAAACTTTGTGCGTTTGGTTGGAGGATTCGGCATCGCCAGCACCACCTCGCGGTAGTTCTCGCCGCCGGGGAGGGTGTATTGGGCGAACTTTGTGGTGTCTTCAAAGTCACCCTCCTCGATGGGATATGACTTCTCTGGAGACTTCCCAAAGATGGATTTGAAAACCTCGTCATTTGTGAAAAACTCTCGACCTGACTCAGATTCCCTTGGGTCGTATTCGCCATTTATAGCGGCAATGGTGTCGTCATCAGCATACCATTGTTGTGTGGCATCGTCCCATCCAAATCCGTATGATTGTTGGTCGATGTTTGCCACATCGTCGCCCACTAGTTCATCCCTTTTGGTTTTGGCTTCAGCTTCTGAAGTGAAAACCTCACCATTCATGGTGTATGCGTTGTTTTCCCTGCTGTTCGTCACCTCCTCAAACCTAACCCTACCCTCGTTACGAAGGTAGTTAAGTAGATCCTCCTTCGATACCTTGCCGTCCTTCTCAAGACTCTTGAGGGCTTGCTCGATGCCGCTCCACTTGATCTCCTCAGCCTTGACTCCGCTACCCCGAGTCGGGTCGATGGTCGCCATGATCTGAGATGCAGTGGCTCGCGTGGGGATCTTGTCTGTGATGACTTTATTAAGCTGTGAGTAAAAGCCGTCCTCATCAACACCTTCCGGCATATACCGAATATCAGATTGATCTGCGCTATCAATATATCCAATTGCATCCGGTGGATACGAGTTAAGCATATCCAAGGACGTAATCTCAGTTACAACACCATCCATCTCGTTGACGGCAAACATACGCTTACTATCTGCAAATAATCTCTGTGCCTCGACCCTATTAGCAACGGGGTTTAGGTCTTCTGGTGAGATGTTCTCAGGCATCTGCCTTGCCTGCTCGGGCATCTTGACTTGGCTCACGGCTTCGTAGTTGAATGGCATCGCTGGGTAGTCATCCGGGGACATGGCAACAGCCTTACTGACGCGGTCTGCACGGTAGGTGCGGTAGACGTTGTCCTTACTCTTAACGCCGTCCTCGATGAGCATGGGGTTAAGCACTGCCTGCTCCCTCTGGTTTAGTAGACCGAACATCGTGTTGATGAACTTCTTGCGCTCATCCGCCTCCACAGCACCATATTTGCTCTTGAAATATTCGATGCTGTCCACGCCGTCCTTATGGAACTGCATCATGGCCTGTGTGTCGCGCAGGATGAGATCCACGTTTCCACCATAAAGCTTCTTGCCGAGTCTGCTCTGTGACCGCTTCTTGATGTTCTCCTGTAGCTTGTTCACGGACATTATCCCGAACAGGAGGTTCCCATCCTTTGAGATGGTGATAGCTACTGGGACAGTGTCGCGCAGGGTGGCTCCCTGTGGCTTGTAGACAGCCTTACCAGACTTGTTCCGCGTGGTCGCCGGGAAGTTGATCATGACAGCCCGTCCACCATCGCCCTTGCGGATCATTCTGTTCATCTCGCGGATGATGCGCTTCTGTTCTGGGTTGAAACGGTTCTTCGCAAACATCTCGGCAAGGACATCATTCGATAACCAGCCGGGGTTGTATTCACCAAGATCATCGATGTAAGCCTCACCCTTCTCGGGTATGTAGTTCTCAGCCTTCTTCCGGCGCAATACCTCCTTGGCTGTCAGACCAGCGAGGGCGCGTTCAAGGAGCGTGGCCTTGTCGAGAGCCACAGGCTGACCGTTTACTAGGATTGTCTCGTTATTATCGTCCACC